AAAGCAATCGTCAACACGACCGTTCGTGGAGCCGTTGACGCACAAGCCCAAGCCGATCGATACATCGATCTCCGGGCTTATCCGCAAGCCAAACTTGATCGAATTACTTATCAGCTAGTAAATCCCGAAATCTCTGACGCAGATCGGGACGCGTTAATTTCGATATTTATGGGGCTCCCGGTACAGCTTGACGATCTGCCGCCAAATATGAACGACGGACAATTTCAAGGATTCGTCGAAGGTTGGTCATTTCAAGCCAGCTTCAACACTCTTACGATTTCGGTCAACATCTCACCACTTCCATTCTCCATCGTTGCGATGAAATGGAACGATGTGTCGATTGCCGAAACTTGGAACACCCTATCCGGTACACTAATTTGGGACGACGCGTTCATCGTCGCATAAGAAAGAAGGAAAATGGCAACGACTACGAACTTCGGTTGGACAACACCGAACAACACCGATCTCGTCAAAGATGGCGCGTCCGCGATCCGAACTCTTGGCAACGGTATCGATACATCTTTCGTCTATCTTAAAGGCGGAACGACTGGACAAATTCTGTCCAAAACTTCAAACACGGATCTTGCTTACACTTGGATCAATAACGATCAAGGCGACATCACAGCCGTCACGACAGCGGCAGGATCAGGCTTATCAGGCGGCGGTACTTCTGGCGCGATAGCACTCTCCAGATCATCAAGTTACACAGCCAAGACCGCAGCTTACACAATCGCCTCTGGCGATGAATTCAATTTATTTTCAATGAATGCTGGCACTAGCCAACAATTCTCAATCCCAACCGACGCGACATTTAACTTCGCCGTCGGAACCGAAGTTAATTTTTTCTGGATCACCGGAGCAGGACAGCCAACAATCGGAGCCGTGACGCCGGGAACAACAACAGTTATCTCGACAGGTGCGACAAGCGCGACTCCAAAGTTACGCGTCGCCAATAGTGCCGCGACAGCGATCAAACTGGCTGCCAATTCTTGGCTAGTGGTAGGCGACATAGCGTGAGCCCAATTCTTGGAATTCAATCCTCTGCCGGTCGTCCTCGGAACACTCCGACGGTTGAATATCTCGTAATCGCTGGCGGTGGTGGTGGATCAATCGTAGGCGGCGGCGGTGGAGCTGGTGGATATTTAACGAGCGCGAGCTTCGCCGTAACTGGTGGAGTCGCTAACACAGTAACGATCGGAGCCGGTGGAGCCGGTGGAAAACAAAATGGCGGCTTGGCAAACGAGCGAGGATTTCAAGGCGGAAACTCGGTATTTTCGACAATCACTTCAACGGGTGGCGGTGGTGGTGGTTGTTGGAACGACGCACCACCGGGTAATCAAGGAACCGGCGGAGATGGTGGTTCCGGTGGTGGTGGCGGTGGAAATGGAAATGCCGGTGCGGTTGGTGGTACAGCTACGCCAAGTCCATCGCAAGGTAACGACGGCGGCTCATCTGTCGGCGGCGGTAATGCTGTTTATCATTCAGGCGGCGGCGGCGGAGCCGGTGCGGTTGGTCAAAGTAAATCAAGCGGAACCGTCGCAGGTAATGGCGGAGCTGGATTAAGTAGTTCGATCAACGGCACATCAACAGCTCGCGCTGGCGGCGGTGGCGCGGGATCATATTCCGGCGGTACAGACGGCACAGGCACAGACGGCGGTGGAAATGGCGGCTCATCACCTACGAATGGCGGAACTAATACCGGTGGCGGTGGTGGTGGAAAAAGCGTATTTAGCGGAACTGCCGGAGCTGGCGGATCGGGAATTGTTATCATCGCTTATCCGAACACTTATCAAGCCGCAACACTTACAAATCTTACATACACGGAGCCAACGCGCGCAGGGTATCGGGTGTATCAAATTACAGCGTCCAGCGCAGGAACGATTACCTTCTGATGGCACATCACGCAAAGATAGAAAATGGAATTGTCACACAAGTAATTGTCACGATGGATTCTGACGAGGACACATTTAGCGATCGAATGCTTGCCGAGACTGGCGAGACTTGGATTCGTACCAGCTACAACAATCGTATTCGTTACAATTACGCCGCGCCGGGAATGGTGTACGACTCAATCCGAGACGCATTCATTCCGCGAAAGTGTCACGATGAAGCAGTAATCAATGAATCTACTTGTCGCTGGTCGTGTACAAATTCGGATCACGATGTCGTCCATCCCGAATAACACAGCTCAACGCTTGATCGAAGTCGCACTCGCAGAAGTCGGCTACATCGAGCAAGGCGAGAATCTGACTAAATACGGAAAACACACCGGAGCCGACGGCTTGCCGTGGTGCGGTTCTTTCGTGATGTGGTGCGCTAATGAAGCCGGGGTCAAGATCCCCAATGTGATCTCAACCCTTGCCGGATCTAAAGTGTTCAAAGTTAAAGGTCGATGGCACGACACACCCAAGCGCGGGGATCTGGCGTTCTTTGATTTTCCGGACGATAAAGTCGATCGAATCTCACACATCGGAATCGTCATCAAAGCCGACAAAGATGGGGACGGTTGGATCACTACCGTCGAAGGCAATACATCAGGATCAGGCGATCAACGCAACGGCGGAATGGTAATGATTAAAGAGCGGCAATACACAACCGGCGGATCAATCGTCGGATTCGGGAGACCAAATTTCGCACCGTCGGAATTGGACTTTCCACTAATTCCGCCAAAGGTTGCGAAAGTTAAGGAGAAAAAATGACAAAGGTAAAGGAACTCCTAGTCTCTTGGCTTCGTAGCTCGTTAGCCGGTGGACTCGCTGTTTATATGACAGGCAACACAAATCCCGAGGATATTGCGATGGGACTTGTCGCCGGAATAGTTCCGGTATTGATTCGATTCTGTAATCCAAACGACGCGACATTCGGAATCGTCAAGAAGTAATGGCAATCGGCGAATGGACGGCGGTTGTCGGACTGGTAATTTCGGTTCTTGCCGCCGTCTATGCGTCAACGAAAGTTATCGTCCGATCGGTAATGGCAGAGCTCTCACCTAACGGTGGAGCGTCAATGAAGGATCAAATTAACCGGATCGAGAATCGCGTGGATTATCTTTATCAGATCCTATCTTTCGGTATCGACACGCCGAGACACACCGGGATCGTTGACAAGCTAGAGGATTAAGGCGGACACTTAAAACAGATCCGACGACAACGGATCAAGGGAGCTAAAATGTCAGGAAATATCGCGTTCGCAATTATGGTACTTATTTACGCAGGGCTCACATTCGGAGTCGCTGTCCTAGCTTGGTCTCGCGGCTACAACACCGGCAGATCAGAAGCGGTCGTCAAGATCGAGCGTCGTCTTAGAGCTGTCAAGTGATCCGCAAGGCGAGTCCTGGAGTCTGGTGCGATTACTGTAAAGCCGCACACGGCAAGGACAAGTCTGGAGAATGGAAAGTCAAAGCCAAGAAGCAAGCCGATTGGACGATCGAAAAAACACGCAAGGGATCAAACGCCGATCGTCATCTCTGTAATGCTTGCGCTTACTATGTGAGCGAAAATGGCACATTTACAATATGGGATCAAGTCAAATCCATTCAGCCAATTCAAGGGAGCCTAAATGTTTAATCTGTCCGAATACACCACAGTCGCCGAGAGAATCAAATTATTCTGGATTAAGTATCCAGATGGAAAGATCGTCACTTCTATTGTTGAAGCGACACACACTCGATTCATCGTCAAAGCCGAATTATGGCGAACCGAAGCCGATCCTGCTCCATTCGTTACCGGACACGCCAACGAAGTAATTTCAGAGCGTGGAGTTAATCGCGATTTCGCACTTGAAAACTGTGAGACATCAGCGATTGGGATCGCGTGTAAGAATGCCGGGATCGGAACCGAGAAGCATTCCATAAGTCGCGAGGAAGCTGAGAAGGTTGAACGGGTCAAGGCTGGTCAAACTACACCGGACGACAATCTCTGGAATGTAGATCAAGCGATGACCGAGATCACGACAAAGCTTGGCGGTGAGATCCTTGCCGATGAGCCGGTATGTGCTCATGGTCGAATGACACGCAAGAAGGGGATAAGCTCAAAGTCTGGTCAACCTTATTCCGGGTGGACTTGTCCAGAAAAGAATCGGGACGCTCAATGTGCCGCTAAATGGGACAATCAATGACAACTACAAAGCCAACCTATAACGATCTATTGAAAATTCAAATACATATGGGAATTGCGATCTCAAATATCGCCGTCCTACACACAGCCAGCGAAGGAGAAAAGGTCTGCTCCGAATGTAATGTCAAAGATCCGTGTCTGACGATTACGATGATCCGCGATCAGCTAAAACACATCGACCCGGTTGTCAAAAGGTTGGGTCATGACGGGATACCCGATGGCAGGGCTTGAAATGTTCTTTCCGGATCGATCAGCTCTCAAATTCACAGACGATGGAGTAACAGAAGCCGATTGGCTAAATTGTGACGGCTGTGACAAGCCACAGCTAGTCAATGGCGGAATCATCTCGGATCAAGTGTTCGTCTGCGCCAAGTGCCGGGTCATCGATTGATAAAGATCCCAATCTCCAGAGACGAGGAATGGCTGTGTCTTTCGACAGCTTACAAAAGGATCGGGCGGCTGGATTTCTCGCCAGATCACGAAAGCCGAAAAGATAGGGGCTTGTCTCTCTTTGAATATGTGATTCAGATGTCACAGTCAATAGGAGCCGAGATTGCTGTCGCTCGATACTTTACGATCCCGGACTTCAAACCGACGATCGACACATTTAAGCGCGAAGCTGATGTCGGCTCTCAGATAGAAGTCAAGTGGACTCTCTGGCAAGACGGTCACTTAATTCTAAACGGGACAGATCGTCCGCAAGATGTGGCGATCTTGGTCGTCAATAAAGCTCCGAACTATGTTCTCGCTGGTTGGATACCGATCGCGATGGCTAAGCGTGAGAAGTACCTTCGAGGCGATGGCTCTTACTGGATACCACAGACCGACCTTCAACCGATCGAGAATCTTAGGAGTTCCAACTATGGAGACACTTCT